CCTCTCCTGTTAGCCTCCAATGTACGTTGAAGATTACATCGCTATGTCCTTCTAGTGAAGGGTAAGTGTCTACTGTTTTGTTATTCCAAGTATAAGTCATTATTTATTTATTTATTAGTTATTAATTTACCGTTAATCTATATGATGATGATGCACTCCAAGGCGTTACATAAAACTGCAAATATCCTCCATTTACTCTTAAATCTGCACCAGAATCTGCTAGTTTATTTCCAATTGATGTTAAATAACTTCCTCCATTATGAATTACATTTATTGTAGCACTCGCATAAGAATGTGTCCCAAGAACAAAAGCAGACGCAATAATTGTTCGGTTTTTAAATTCAGATTGTTCTAAAAGATGAACATTAACCCAGTTTCCACTTGACGAAGTAAAGGAACCACTATAAGAATAATATAATGGTGATTTAATTGTATTTGTGGCTTGTATTTCCCCCCCACTCGTTATACGCATTCGTTCTTCAGTCAAATCCCAATCTGTAGCACTCCCTGAAGTACTTCTTGTCCAAAAAGTTAAATCACCAACACTATTACTTCCTGTTCTTTCGTGAACTATTTTTGCACCAGTAAAATTATTATCTGAAGAAACCCCAAAAGCTACACTAGAACCCGCTCCAACAACAGATGCATCATAATTTAGTTTTAATTGATTTGTATTTAAACCATTAGTCATACCATCTTTTACCGATGCTATTTGTAAATCACTTGAAGGATTCGTATTACCTATTCCTACATTGCCACTAGAATCAATACGCATTCGTTCGGTACCTGCACCAGTATTAAATCTTAAATAATTAATATCAGTACCATCCTCTACGACTTGAATAAATGTATTGTAACTGCCACCATCAGGCGCAATACCTAAATAAACGCTATTTGTACCACCATTAAGCAAAGAAAAAGATGGGTGCCCACTTCTTGTTTGTGTGAATCCTGTTCCGTGACTTGCACCGCTAACAATTTCGAGTTTTGATGAAGGACTATCAGTCCCTATTCCTACGTTACCACCGTTTCCTACGTTAAAAACTGTTCCAGCTCCTGTATTTACTCTTAAAGCATATCTTGCATTATTTGTGTCAGGTGTATTAATTAAAATACCATATCCTGCTGAGTTAGTATTATTAAAATAAGAAATAGCACTCCCTCCTCCATCTCCTGAAACGGCAAGCTTGTTACTAGGACTCGTAGTCCCTATTCCTACGTTGCCACCAGATTTTAAAAATAATTGATTGTAATCAGTTTCAGTCCCCCTAAATTCCATATTCCCAGAAGAGGAAAAAATAAAAGAAGAATTATTTCCATTACTTTCGGAAAATATAGCTTGCCTATTTGAACCTATTTTTGCAGTCCCTACTACATCAAGATTAGCACTAGGACTCGTAGTCCCTATTCCCACTCTACCTTGATAATCAATTCTGACACGCTCATCAATACTTGTAGCACTACCTGTATGGAAAGCTAATTCGCCATATCCTGCAATACTACCAACATTTACTGCTCTAATTTTAGCAACTGTACCAACTCCTTGGTCTGAAGCATCTGATTGATAAAAGTCAATATCTCCTAAAGTTTGATTCAATGAAAGACTTGTATCCGTATTATAAAGCTGAATAGTAGGTGTTTGGTTTCGCACTTGTACAACACCACTAGAGTCTATACGGAGGCGTTCTGAACCGCTATTCTTAAATACCATATTAGTACCATCTTGTTGCAGTTGAGAAGCCGAAGCACCGCCGCTAATATCTAATAAAGTTAAAGTTGGTAAATAATTTTCTATTAAAATACCGCCTGTACCATTACTAGCACTTGATGTTACTTGTAGCTTTGCATCATAAGTTGCATCAAAAGTAGTCGTCCCTATTCCTACTCTACCACTAGAATCAATAACCATTCGGGGTGCATTATTGCCCGTATTAAAAGAAAGTTGCGAGCCTGCTAATGCTAATGGTTGATAAGAGCCGTAAAAAGTATCATCTACTCCAAAAATAGTAGTTCCAGTACTACTGTGAGTCCCACCGTTATCTATTCTTAAACCATAAACAGTACCTCCAAAAGCAGCCGTAGTGCCATTAGAACTATTGTAGGTTTGTAATTTATAATCAGGACTCGTAGTACCTATTCCTACGTTACCTGAAGTGTCAAGTACTAATTGGTCTTGACCTGAAGATGCTGAAATACAAATATCTCTCCAATTTGAATTCCCTGCATTTCTTGAAAGTATATGGTTTCTGTCTGTTTCTGCATCCATTCTTATATCTCCATTGGTCATTGCCAAATGAAAAGGGTCAGCAGGACTATCAGTACCTATTCCTACGTTGCCACTCGAATCTATACGCATTCGTTCTGTTAGTGTTGTCGGACTTCCCGTACCTATCACTATTGAACCATTACCTGAATTGTTAGAAATAGTAGAAATATAAGATTGTACACCGCTATTTGTTGCATCACTTGTGTACCATTCTATTGTTCCAGTAACTTGATTTAAAACTTGTGTTGTATCCTTGTCAGTTAATCTAAACCTTGTTGGTGCTGTTAATACATCAGTTACAGCAGGATTTGTAGAAGCAATTTCTAAAAGTGAAGATGGACTGTCTTCCCCTATTCCCACTCGATTATTAAAACTATCAACGTATAAAGTATCGGTGTCCATAGCAATATTGCCATTTCCATCAATATTTAATCTTTGGTTTCCTTGCGTTGTTATTGATATTTGACCTGAAGCCGAAGAATAAATACCAGTATTAGTATCACCTATTGCAATAGATGGCACAGTTGCACTTCCTAATGAATTTATAAATAAATCACCTGCTATTCTTAATTTTTCACCGTTAATTGTTTGATTTGTTGTGCCAATGCCGACAAAATTATTAGAACTATCAACGTATAAAGTGTTAGTGTCAACTATTAAATCACCTGAGATTGTACCTGAAGAAGCACTAAGACCTGCAACATCTAAATCTGCTAAAGCATAGCCTGTTCCTCCTGTGTTTATTGTAGTAGTAGGTTCAACCTCTAATCCTCTAAATAGTTTAAACGTATCTGAATCACTAGCATCCTTAAATAACCCTGCATACTTTGTAGTAGTACCTGCATCTAAAGAGTATTTAGCATAGAATCCTGTATCAACTGAGTTAGCTGCATTCTGGTTAGCCATCTCTATTAATGGGTCTTCTACTGATAACGTCTCTGTATTTACGGTTGTAGTTGTACCGTTTACCGTTAAGTCATCTGAGATTGTAACACTTCCTGAGATAGTTCCACCTGTCTTATCATACTTGTCATTCTGTAAGGCTGTGATGTCCGTATCATTGCTAGATATGTTTGTAGCGTTTGTTGCAATATCCGTTACATTAGTTGCAATGTTACTTGTATTAGTAGATATGTTAGAAGTATTCGTACTAATATTACTAGCATTAGTTGCTATATCAGTATCATTACTAGAAATGTTAGCTGTGTTTGTAGCAATGTTACTAGCGTTTGAACTAATTCCTGACTCCATTGTGTCAAGGTCAACAGCTTGTGTAACTGTTATAAAATCAGTCTTAGTTTCTATTGCATCTATATCAGAAGCATTTGTAGCAATGTTAGTGGCATTTGTAGCTATATCTGTGTCATTACTTGAGATGTTACCCTCTGCTGTAGTAAGTCTAGTGTCTAAACCTGATATATCTGTATCGTTAGAATCTAATTGAGATTGCAAATTAGCATCCCCAGATATTCTTGATGCCTCTTCTGAATCAATATTTGATTGAAGCGTATTATCTGCTGCAATTCTAGCAGACTCTTCTGAATCAATATTGCCTTGTAAGGTATTATCGTTAGCTAGTCTTGTTGCAGCTTCAGCATCTATATTTGATTGTAAAGTAGTATCAGCAGATGTTCTGTCAGATATCTCTGTAGCAATATTAGCTGTGTTAGTGTCTATATCAGTCTCTGCTGTAGTTAATCTCGTTTCTAATGAAGATGTGTCAATAGTAATAGTTTGTCCACTAGCAGACGTTACAACGCCATTAGTACCTACCAAACTAAATGTCTGACTATCTAACTCAATAGAGCCATTACCAGAATCACCCTGAAAATCTAAATCCTGTACATCAATAGAGTCATACAGTTCAGTAAAGTTATCGTTAGCTTTAATAAAAGCATTTCTTAACGGGTCTCCACTCCCGTCATTAGCTGCTTGACCTACGTTAATTGTTTGTTTTGCCATCTTTAGATTTATTTTTCAAGTAAGTGTTTAATTTCTTTTCGTTTTCTTGTTTTGGTTTATAACCCTTTTTCTTCTTATCACCTATAAAACCCATCCCGTGAAGTTTATGTCTCTATGAGGATACATACCGTCATCTTGATTACTTATAAACTCTGGATATAGACTACTGTTAAAGTTCATATAATCTACAAACCTTTGTGTATAGAACTCAGCAGTCTCTGTAGCGTGTTCTGTTAGCGTTCTAATCTCTGAGGCATCTACAGATGTAGAATTTTCAGAATCGTGCTTAAAAACACCCCCATTTGATATCTGGTAAGCTGCATATGGTATGTAAGCAGCCTGTGTGTACCAAATAAGCATTGGTTTAATATATGTATTGACTAGTGTTAAATAGTTGCCACCAAGAGAGTCATTTAGTATATCGTTCTGTAATTTATCATATAACTTAGTACCTAAATACGTCTGTATGTTAGTGTCTTGAGCAACCTCAATGAATTGAATTAATTTGTCAGCATCAATATTTCCATCAAATATGGATTTTCGCTTTAACTCAACAACTGTAATAAATAATGCTTTCATATTTTTATTCTTCTTCTGTAGGTTCTACTTCTACTTCTATATCTAAAGTTTCTTCCTCAGATAACTCAACTTTGTCTGAAGACAACTTCTCACCAGTCTCTTCCTCTCTTTTAATTTTAGTTGCAATATTATCCAACTCAGTGAACTCAATTGGTTGAAGAGTTGTGAAATATAAGTCAAGCATAATACCGTTAAACGCAAGTAATTCTTTGAATGCATCAATAAGTAATGTCTGAAATGGTCTAATAACTATATTGTCCATAAGGATAGATGCAGTTCTAAGTTCCTCTGCATTATTACCAAACCCTGTATTATCTTTAATACCTAATAATATAGGTGATACAACACCGTGTCCAATCATAATCTTCTCTCTACTTTCTTTTGCAAGGAAATCATATTGTGCGTGTGCATCTGGCAAATGAATGGGTTCTACAGAAGCTTGTGCCTCTGAACTCTCATTAAATGCTAATATAAATCTACCTGCATTAGATGACCCACTGAATTTATCATATATCTTTCTCTCTATAATCTCTTGAATCTCATCTGTAGGTATTCCATTATTAAAGTTCAATAGTAAAGATGGCTGTAAACCATTCTTAATATTATTGAGGTGATAATTAGAAACCTCTTCCTCTAAGGAACAATACTGTAAACATCCTTGATAGTCTACAGGTGAATAATAATAGAATCCTGCTCTATATGGTTTTATGCAATATATCTCTATATTCTCACCTCTAGAGCCATTCTTAAATGAAGGTATTCTTTTAGGTTTATCACTAGGTTTAATGTTGGACCAGTCGGGATGATAATAATATCCTTTTACCTTACCATCTTTAGCCTTT